TCGTTGGTGATCATGGAGATGGTAAGCAGATTGTTGCTCATTTCATTTCCTTAAAAAAAGATTGATTTAGCGGATTCGCCCTGCCATTCGTGCGGCTTTGTAGGCTTGATATGACCCCTCAAATTTACCATCGCTGGTAAGGGGCACATCTCTGCCGTTTGCCGCCGATCTGATTGGGTTAATCGGCGCTGGCGCTTTACTTTTCCCAACGACAGTCTTAGATGTTGGCTCAGTCTTTTCATACTGGGCTTCCAGCTTTCCAATGCTTCGTAAGGCCGATGCCACGGTCATGCCAGAAAGTTTCTCTGCGAACTCAGGATTCTCAGCAAGGTGATACAGAATTCTTGGGCCTACATCTGATTCAAAGATTGCGTCCCGCACTTCGTTGCTCACAACAACGTCAGCAGAACCAACCATATCGTCAAAATCAGGCATCTCAGACTTGGCAGCTTTGACCCGATCAGTCCAGGCACTAATGACCTTTTCCCGTTCAGCTTGTTGTTTAGCCTGTGCTTCCTTCTGCTTTTCCTCACCCATCCTCTGTTCAACTCGATAGTCTGTCAACGCCTTGGCGTATTCATACATATCGGAGAAATTCTCTGGCTTGGGTTCACCAGTTGGCTGGGTTTCCGCTTTCAGGGATACCTTGCCCTCCAGTTCCCTAACTTTGGCCTCTAAAGATTCCCGCGCTTCCCGTTCCCGCTTGGCTTCTTGCCTAGCTTCCTCGCGTTGCTTGGTTATCTTTTCAAACCTCAATTCCAGCTTTGGATTGCGTTTTCTTTCCTCTGTCGCTGTCGCTTCATCTTCCCCAAGCGGCTCACTCTGGCTTTGCGTTTCTGTCGGCTCTGTGGGAGTTTTCTCAACCACAGCCTCGACAGGCGCTCTATCAGCTAAACCCATCTTCTTGGCGTTGAACTCAGCTAAATTTTCACTTGTCACCACATTAGCGGCAACTTTTGGTGCTTCTTGCACATCAGACATAGGTTTTATCCTAAGAATTTACCCAGTTGACCCAACTGGTAAGGTTTGGGGCGATATTACCCGAAATCATGTGCTTGTCAATTACTGTTGCATTCCTTGAATAAAGGGATTGGGCTGGTGGCTAATATCCTGGGCGGCAATATTGGCATATTGGAATTGCTCGGCGTTTAATCGCTCAATCTCGCCCATCAATTGGTCAGGCGACATTCTTGCCAGCAAGATTTTGACCAGGGCATCAAGTTCGGTCTTATTCTGGCTGGTGATGCTGCGGGTATTCTGGTCATTAACCCGAACCTCTGCAATTGTTTCGGTGTTGTGCGCCCGTGCGGTCACATCCATCAGCTTGCGTCTAGTTGCGCCTTCTTCTCTGATCTGGGCAACTTGCGCCCTGTTGTTAATCTCCAACCCAGCCGATTGCAATTGCTGTTGCAACTGCTGAATCATTTGCTCAGATTGCGCCAAACGCATCTGGGCCTCGGGTGGTATGTCGGATTTCTCGTCAATGTTTGCCATTGGGTTCATGGCGGCAAGGCGGTCAGCGATTACATCAGCGCCTGGGAAGTCCATGTTTCTAAATACCAAATCCCCTGCAATATTGAACAATTCCTGATTGCTGGTCAGCAAAGGCATCATGGATTCAACCGCTTGTTGGCGCTTGGTCTGGAATCCTGGGCCTGTATCCATCACCACATCATATTCGCCAACGGTCACATCGTTCAAAACCTCGCCAATCTCGTTGGCCTCGTTAATCGTGGTCATGTCGGGCTGACCATCCGAACCAATAATCCGCATCACCCGCTGGGTGTCGTAAATCTTGGGTATCAGGTCAAGAATGATGCGCCCAGTTTGAGCAATGGAACGGGTCAAATTGTCGTAAAAGTGGAAGTTAGACAGATCAACCTGATTTTGCTGGCCCTGCAATGCCTTGCCTGAGATATTCCCGCTTGGCAACTGATTCGGATCCATGATGCCCAGCACCATTTGCAAATCAGCAGAAATTGCCCCTGCCGCTTCCATAATCCCTGCGGGTGGCGGCTCGGGTTGCAGTCGCTGGGGCGCTGGCGCTGGTACGCCCTCAATGTCTTTTTGCTTGTACCGCAATACAGGCATGGACTTGATGTTAGCCATTGCCCATTCGTTTTCATGGCCTTCGTCTTGGCCCTCTGCCAGCAACCATTTGGCCTTGGGTGCAAGCGCAACCGATTCGGTCATGCTGGTGCGCCAGAAGTTGTACATCCGCTGGGGGTCTTTGGCAAACCGAACCAGACCATATTTCTTGCGCTTGTCATCCACAATGACTTGTGCGCCATAACAAGGCACAACAGGGATATATTTACCCGCCCAAGTCTTTTCTTCTAAGACTTCCATTGCGGTCATCTTGACCCATTTAACGGCCTTGCGGAACGATTCACGTTCATCAACCACAGTCAACCCTGCGGCCTCAACTCGCGCAAAGAATCCAGCGCTGTCCCCAAAAGACGTTGTGCCATCACTCAGCAAATACAGTTTGGCACGTTCACGCTCAATGTAAAAATACTCAGCTATCCGAATATCCTCTTTGGTCACCCAGGCAGATGTGTCATCCCCTGTGCTGCGTTGCTGGAAGTTAGCCCCATCGTTTGCACCTGGATACATTTCCCTAAAAATCTTCTTGTCCAGCACTGTGGTGATCAGGCATCGCTCGGCATCTGACCCATCTGGCCTGATGCTGTTGGGGTCGAAATAGACGGTAAAAGGGTTGTCAACGGCATCGATGTAGATTTCTTGATCAAATGAATCTTCCCGCACATACTTGTAGTTGATGCGCCAGTAACCCCAACCCATCCTGACAGCGTAATCAAATGCGGTGTCGTAAGCAGTGTCGGCGCTGGAATTGACCTCAATGTGACGGGTGATGCCCTCAATAACTTGGGCAATTTTGTAGTCAGCAAGGTTGTTGACAGGGTGAACCTTAATGCGTGGGCGCTGCATCCTTTGCTGGTTGGTCACCTGTCGGATGTATGCATCGATCTTGTTGATGGTCAGACAAGGGCGGCTTTCCAGATTGCGGCTATTCTGAATCTCAACGGGCCATTGGTCACCAGCAGCAAATTTAATGTCGTTCAGCGCCTCGGCTCGATTTGTAGAGTCCGAATCATTGACCAAGCGCCAGAACTTGATCGCTTCGTTAATCTTGGCGTTTGCGCCATCTGCATCTTGGTAAGCCATATGAACCCCTTTGGGCGATTATCCTATCGAATTTGAAGGCGGTCTAGCCCATCCATGAACCCGCTGTGGCAACCATTTGCTTCTTGCGTTTAGTGGGTTCTTTGATCATAAGTCCAATATACCTAAAGGCATCTGCCCCGTGGGAATAATGGTCGTGCAATGGGTTGCGGCTGAATTGCCCTGTGTCTGGGTCAACCTCATACCTGTAATGTCTTAGGCAAGCCAACCCATCGGCGGTATGTTCGCGGTCAAAGTAACAGTTCGGGAATATCGTCCTGGCGGCGTTGATGGAGTCCAGAATCGGCACTCTGGGCAATATGGTGGTTTTGTACCCTGCTGCCCTCACAATGTCATCAATTGACCGCCCAGCCGCTGCCAAGGTCTTGTTTTCAGCGTCATGGGGTAACCAAACGGTATCGTATACATAACCATATGTCTGCATGGTCGCCAAGTAATAGCTGATGGTTTTCTGGGCATCCTCAATGTATCGGATTAGCCTTGTCTCCATACCCACAAACTGCAAGAACCAGATTGCGGTGCTATCTGACCAACCCAGATCAAACACCGCATGAACGGGTTTGGTTGCGTCATAGGGCACTTTGGTGATGCGCCCATCCTTCTCAGCAGCTTGCATTTCCTTGGCAAAGATAGCCCCATCCACAGTTTGCCTACAAAGCCCTTCCCAGACTTGGTTGTAGGCTTCTTCGTCCCTTTGCTTTAGCGAGTCTTTTTCTAAGCGCAGGGTTTCGGGAAACCAAGGATTATCTGACCAATTAACCCGCATAGTGATGCAATCCTCTGGGGGTATTGCCACAAAACGCTGGTAAGTTTCGTCTGTTTCCAACTCAGGGTTAAATGAAACCCAAATCTCGCTGCCCTCAGCACGAATTGTAGGAATCAGAACATTCCAAGACAGGCGGCTGACCGTTTGTGCTTCCTCTACCCAGCAAATTGAAACACCTTCATAACTTTTTACATTGGCAATATTATTTTTAAGACCAATAAAGCTAAATTCTGTGCCGTTTTTTCCCCGAATGCTGGCCTGGGTGATCTCGTAGAAACCCAATAGCCCCAAACTTTCAATCTGGTCGCACAACAGCTTATGCACCGAATCCCTCATGGAGGTCATAAATTCTCGAGCGCACAGGATACGCAATGGGCTTTTAGCGCCAAGGATTAACAGCGCCCTAGCGATGCCCCAAGATTTAGCGCCGCCCCTACCGCCGTAGGCTACCTTGTAGCGGCTTTTTCTGAACAGACCTTCCAGCTTGACAGGAAACTCTGCCTTAGCAATTGCATCAGTTACGTCACTCATTGGGCTTCACAAAGGTAACTTGGATGCCTTGCAATGGCTCACCATCTGCACCCGTGACCTCGGCCTTAACGGTTTCAGACCATTTCATTTGCGTTTTAGTCCACCAGATCAGGCTGGTTGTGTCCCCCGCGGTGGCTTTTTGAAACAGCGTCTTAGCAATCTGCCCGTTGGCTTTGGCTTTGCCCATATCCAACTCATGCCTGTAATACTTCCGCAAGGTCTTGTCATCAATGCCAACCAGCACGGCAATGGATTCATGCGGCAAGCCTAACCCGCTGCTGGATTCAACCAGTCTTTGGGTTTCGGGCGTTGGTTCGTGTGCGTCAGACATTTTATAGAGGGGAAGTGTTACATTAGTTTGCCGATTCGGGCTGGTTTTCCAATAATACGGCTTTTTTGCCTGTGAAGTCTTCCCACCGCTTTACGATTACATCGCAATACTTGGGGTCTAACTCCATCAGCCGTGCGTAGCGTCCGTGCTTCTCAGCAGCAAGCATTGTTGTACCGCTTCCACCGAAGGAATCCAGCACAATGTCGCCGCCTTTGGTGTTATTGAGCATTTGGTATTCAAATAAAGCAACAGGCTTCATGGTTGGATGTTCCCCATTGCGGCTGGGCTTATCAAACTCCAAAATGGTGGTCTGCTTGCGATCTGCCGCCCAAAGGTGTCCTGCGCCTTCTTTCCATCCATAAAGGCAAGGCTCGTGCTTCCAATGATAGTCTTGGCGACCCATCACAAGGCTTGACTTCTTCCAAATCAAACATTGACGCACTTTCCAGCCAGCATCTTGTGCCGCCCCTCGGAAGTTATAACCTTCTGAATCGGCGTGCCAAATATAAAACACCGCTCCAGGCTTCATAACCAGATCCGCGGTTACATAGGCATCCCGTAAAAATTGTCGGAATTGCTCATCATTCATGTCATCATTTTGAATGGTTAATCCTGTGCCGCCTTCATAAGCCACGTTATAAGGTGGGTCAGTCAACCACATATCCACAAGTTGCCTATCACACAGCTTTTCCATGTCGGTCAAACTGCACGAATCCCCACACATCAATCTATGCTTTCCCAACTGGTATATGTCGCCCAGCTTGGTGGTTGGCTCGTTAGGCACATCAGGAACGGCATCTTCGTCCGTTAGCCCTTCGATCACCTCTGGCTCGAGCAATGCGCTTAACTCTTTGGGGTCAAAGCCTAGCATTTCCAAGGCAAACCCGTCTGCCAGCAAGTCGTTTAACTCTATGGTCAGCATTTCATTGTCCCAGCCAGCGTTTAGCGCCAGCCTGTTGTCGGCAATGATATAGGCTTTCTTTTGGGTTTCTGTAAGGTCTGCCAACTCAATGGTGGGCACTTCTTTGTAGCCCAGCTTTCTGGCAGCTAAAAGCCTTCCATGCCCTGCAATGATGCCGTTTGTTCCGTCAACCAGAATTGGGTTAGTCCAGCCAAATTCTTTTATGCTTGCCGCTATTTGGGCCACCTGTTCGTCAGAGTGGGTGCGGCTGTTGTTTACATAAGGAATTAGCTCTGTGACCTTCTTTTGAGTAATTTTCACTTTTTTGGCTTTGCTTTGGCTTTTTTCTCAGCTTCACGTTTAACCGCATATCCAATAGCCACCGCCTGTTTGGGTGGCTTGCCAGCAGCAATCTCAGCCTTAATGTTGGCCTTGAGCGCCTTGGGGGTCATTGATGCTATCAGCGGCATTTGCCTTCTCCTTGGATTCTTGGGCCAGCTTTTCTTGCAGGGCTTGCTTCAACTCAGTGTTTTCCCTAAAAAGGGCAGCGGCTTGCGCCATAGCGGAATCCCGCTGCCCCTCTAGCATCTCAACCAGAAGTTGTATCTCAGGGTTTGGATGCTTCAACATTTACGCTGCGCTTGAACACATGATGTAATAAGGCGTACCGTCCGATGCCACAACTTTCAAAGTCTTGGCAATGGTGGCGGTGCTTGTTACAAACAAAGCCGCGGGAATGTTGAACAGGTTGGGAACCGTACCCGTGCCGCTGTTGGTGAAACGAATAAATGATGTATTCGTCCAAGTACCGCCAGATGCAAAGTTAGAGTCCGCTTGAATAGCCGCCAACGTGCCGCCTGGGTTGGTGGATGTACCGCCCAAGGTAGCCCGCAAAGCATTGCCAGCACCAGAAATAGTGCCAGACCCATTAACGCTCAAACTCAAATGTGCGCCATTGATCGTTCCACCAGTGGCAGCACCTGCGCCCGTCACAACGCTGAACGCTCGGATGGTTTCACCGCTACCAGTGCTGCTAAACGTCAGACGCTGGTAAGTTAGTCGGGTATCGCCACTTGCGGCGCTGGTCGTGGCATATGCCCCGTTAATAATGCCGCTGGTTGTTACAGCTACTGGGACGGTTGAGTTACCAACTTGAACTGAAACGAACTCTGGGTCTGCGTAAGCTACGCCTGTCGCAATTGAATTTGCCATGATATTTCCTTTATTTCTTCCAAAAGGGTTAACAATTCCAGTTTTTTAGACTGGCCTTAGCCCGTTCTGCTGGGCCTTTAGAGTGTTTTACCACCCCCTCCATCCTAGCGCAAAAACTGGCTTTTCGTCCAGCATCTGCC